TTATTATCATCAAATTTTCTTTCACTATGTAAGAAGAAACGGTCATTGCGTTCAACATGCTTATGACCGTGGAAAATAATTAGAATAAATTGGAGGTTAAAATGTCTTCTTATAAAATTACTGAAATTACAAAACTTGATATTTACAATGTCTATGGAGTGATTCATGCAGTTCTTGAAAAAGAAAATGAAACACCAGCACTTTATGAAACAAAATTTACTTATGGTCCTGGTCGTGAAGAAATTATTGACATGAATGGTGAAGAACTATTCAGATATGTTGAGGGATTGAAACTTGATTGGAAACCCATTGAGGACTTGACACCTCAGGCATAATGTCTTATAATACAGAGGTCTTGATAAATTCTCTGTGACTTCGAGAACCAAGACCTTCTTCTGTGGTGGGAAGAAGTGAGTTGGTGGTATAATAAGAGGAGAGAAATCTCCTCTTTTTTCTTATATAAATTACTACAGATATTAAACAATTATGAACTTTGCCGTTTATTCTAAACAAGATTGCCCCTATTGTTATAAAGTTAAACAAGTCTTAGAGTTGACAGGAAATAACTTTGTGGTGTATAATTTAGGAGAAGATTTTACCAAAGAAGAATTCTATTCAGAGTTTGGTGAAGGTTCTACTTTCCCTCAGGTTATTTGTGATGACCAAAAACTTGGTGGATGTACAGATACTGTTAAGTTTCTAAAAGAGCAACAAATTGTCTGATAAGAACCTAAATAAACCAGAAGACCACGGTATAAATCGTGGTGTTGAACTTATACTTAATGGGGGAAAAAGAAAGCAGACTCAACCATTTCGCATCATTTTTGATAAGATAGTTTGCTTTCTAAATCGGGAAGTTACTATCTATTTTGAATTTTCCTTAAAGTCAAGGAAGAGAAAAGTAGTTTCCCGAGGTAGAAGAAATGTTAGCAATTAGTCTAGTATTCGGTTCCTTTCTAACGGTATTGTTTCTTATAGTGGGAGTAATGGTCGGTTGGGTAGCCAGAGAGTATATGATGAACTATCGGGAGATTCCAAGACCTCATCCCGAGATGTTTGATAATCAAGGAAACTTGATTCCAGATGAGGTCATAGCATTTAATTTTGAAAACTATCATGACTACGACGACGCAGAAGAAGACAACGACTAAATCAAAAGAAACTGATACTACAGTAAAGTCTACAAAATTTACTGTGGTTGAAAGTTTGCCAAATAATCCTCTTTCCTTTGAAGTCTTTGATTTGATTTCACGGCAGAGATCTAAAGAAAAAAAGGTAGAACTACTTCAAAAGTATAATCATGATTCGATTCGAGCTCTTTTGATTTGGAACTTTGATGAGAGTATATCTACGGTATTACCTGATGGTCCCGTACCTTATTCTAGTTACGACGATCAAACGGTTCATAGCGGAACTCTTTCAACTAAAATTACTGAAGAGATTCGTGCTATGTATGACGCTGGATCCTTCTCTTTGGGGGCATCTGATATTCAAGGAAGAACAACAATTCGTAGAGAATATAAGCATTTTTATCATTTCATCAAAGGTGGAAATGATGGTATGAGTTCTATTCGACGCGAAACAATGTTTATTAATCTTCTTCAAGGGCTTCACCCCCTTGAAGCAGAAATTATTTGTCTAGTAAAGGACAAAAAACTAGAGGAGAAATATAAAATCACGAAAGAAATTGTTTCCGAAGCATTTCCTCAAATTGTATGGGGAGGACGTTCGTGAGCACTTTTCATGATGTGATTGAAACAGCACAAAATACAGAAAAGCATATGGATCATTGGACACCAGCAGAAAAAGAAATTTGTAAGTCACGTTATGGGTGTGACATTCTGGTTGAAAATGGTTCTTATTCTGATGTTTGCACTAAGGAAGCACCTAACGATGCTCGTATTGTGAAGTACCTTGTGGATCAAAAAATTTGTTTTGACTTAACTAGAGGTACAAAATCTAAATTATTTGATATGTACTGGGATAAGTTTCGTGAGAATTTAAAGAGTATTGAGTTTGGATATGGAAGAGTGAACCCTAAACTCTGGGGGTATCAAGCACCCAAAACCAAAAAGCGGAAGTGATTCCCAAAATAGTCGAGAAAAAATCGCCCAAAATTTTCTCACGCGAAGGTTTTTAAAATTGTATCATAAGTTACAAAATTAATTGACTAAATATCCGAGATGAGGTATAATGCCTCTACGTTCATCCCATACGGGACGGAAGTAAGCCGACGCGGAACGGATCGTTCATCTATGGAAACTCTCTTACTTAGTTGTCTTCAGGCACAATTGGTTATTGGAAGAGTTATAAAGGCATATTTGTCTCCACAAACTCGCAATGATTTAATTTGGGAAATTAGAAAGATTGCTCCCAAAGAGTGTAAAATAGACGCAACCGCCGACTGAAGGAACGCTCTTTAACCTAAACCCCTAAGGAGAAAACCTAATGTCACAAGTAGTATATCGTGGTGTCCCTTATGACACCGAAGTGCGTAAGCAAGAGCAAACGCAACAACAACCTCAACAATATGATGCCCAATATCGTGGTGTAAAGTTTGTTAAGGAGGTTGAGAAAAAATGAAAAATAATAACTGGCAACTTATCTTAATTAAGAAGCAAAAAGAAAAAGAAAATCGTAAGCATCAAGCAAAACTTGCAATGGCAATGCGTTAATACTAGAGGGGTTGACACCCCTCTTTTTTTTATGTAGAATGAATTGAAAGAATTTTAATTTATGGATAAGGAAAAAGTAAAACTTATCGTTCGTAATTTAGAACTTCTTGTAGATTCCCTGAAGGCAGAATTATATTCTGATGTTCAGGCATATCAATTTGATGATATTAAACCCAGAGAAGTAGATTACGACGAAATTTTTGAGGATTCTGATTGAGAAACAAAAAAGCAATTCAATTAATTAAAGAAGCACTGAAGCAAGATTATTTGTATTCTAGCGATGAACTTCAATATATGAAGGCACAACTTTCTGTGCTAGAATTAGAAAAGAAAAATTCAAAAGAATACAGAGGATTTGGAAAAAAATGACTGTAAAATTGATTAGTATTACACCAGATGCAGAAAAAACAATGGCATTTATTGCACGAGTTTCTAATCCTGCGAATCAGGACAACGAAAACTATTCCAAGTTGCTTGCTTATTGCATTAAGCATAATCATTGGTCTGTGTTTGAGCAGTCTTCTATGACTCTGGAGATTGAGACTACTCGTGGCATTGCAGCACAAATTCTGCGTCACCGTAGTTTCACATTTCAAGAGTTTTCACAGAGGTATGCAGACACAAATCTGATTGCCGAGGACATTCCCCTACCAGAACTTCGTAGGCAGGACACAAAGAACCGTCAGAACTCCACAGACGACCTTCCAGCAGACCTTACTGCTCAACTCTACTCTAAGATACAGGATCACTTCAATGCCGCTCAGAACCTCTACAAAGAACTTCTAGAGGCAAATGTGGCAAAAGAGTGTGCTAGGTTCGTATTGCCCCTGGCAGTTCCTACAAAAATCTATATGACGGGTTCTTGCAGGTCATGGATTCATTATATTAATCTGCGTTCTGCTCATGGAACTCAGAAAGAACATATGGTAATTGCTGAAGAGTGTAAGAAAGTATTTTCTGAACAATTCCCGGCAGTATCAGAAGCTCTTGAGTGGGTCTAAATAAAATCATATAAAATGGAGATTTAATTTTGGCAATTTATCCAATTATTCACAAAGAAACGGGTGAAAAAAAAGTCGTTGAAATGAGTGTTCATGACATCACACAGTGGTATCAGGACAATCCTGAATGGACAAGGGATTGGTCAGAGGGTTGTGCTACCCCAGGAGAGGTGGGGGATTGGCAAAATAAATTAATTTCAAAACATCCTGGATGGAATGAGGTGCTTGGAAAAGCATCAAAAGCACCTGGTTCACGAGTAAAGAAAATCTAATGGCAAGAAGAAAAAGAGGATCTGCAGAGCAACCAATCGGGGTTGGACTCACGGCAAAGCAGATGAAGAGGAGAAAACCCCTAAGTGCAGAATACTTGGTTGATATTGATCCACTGACAGATAATCAAAAACGTCTTTTTGATTCATATACCGAAGGTAAACATATTGTTGCCTATGGTTGTGCTGGAACAGGTAAAACTTTTATTACACTTTATAATGCTTTAGTAGATGTTCTCGATGAACAAACTCCTTATGAGAAAATCTATCTGGTTCGTTCTTTAGTTGCTACCAGAGAGATTGGATTCCTACCTGGAACTCATGATGATAAGGCAGACATTTACCAGATTCCTTATAAGAATATGGTGAAGTATATGTTCCAGATGCCTTCTGATGTCGAATTTGAGATGCTTTATGGCAATCTTAAGTCTCAGGAGACCATTAAGTTCTGGAGTACTTCATTCTTAAGAGGAACCACTCTTGATAATGCAATTATCATTGTTGATGAGTTTCAAAATCTAAACTTTCATGAACTGGATTCAATCATTACTCGCGTTGGTGAGAACACTAAAATTTGTTTTTGTGGTGATGCTTCACAGTCGGATTTACAGAAATGTAATGAACGTAATGGAATTGTTGATTTTATGAGCGTCTTGCGTAAAATGCCATCTTTTGATATAATAGAATTTGGTGTTGATGATATTGTTCGTTCTGGACTTGTCAAAGAATATATTATTGCAAAACTAGAAGCAGGTTTTTAATGTTCAATCAT